GCAGCCACTTTGTTTAGAAAGCCCTGAGTAGGAGTAAGATATGGCAACACAAGCAAAAGAAGCAAACCCTTATAACGCTAATAAAGATTGGCACAAGCAAGAAGAAAAACAATTTGTATCTGCTGATGGAGCATTTTTTGAAGATCCTAAAGATAAACAAAAAAAAGAACCAAAGCAAACTAAAAAGGAAGATACTAATCAACCTGATTATAAAAAAAGATACGATGATTTAAAAACACATTACGACTCTAAATTGAATGAGTTTAAATCTAGAGAACAAGAACTACTAGAAGAAGCTGCTAAAAACAGACCAAGCTATGTAGCTCCTAAATCTAAAGAAGAACTAGAACAATTTAGAACTCAATATCCAGATGTGTATGAAGTAGTTGAAACTGTAGCACACATGCAAAGTTCCGAAAGAACTAAAACTCTAGAAGAACGGTTAGCAGCTTTACAAGAACGTGAAACAGAATTAGTTACTAAACAGGCACATGAAAGGTTGATTAGTAATCATCCTGACTTTGAAGAAATTAAGAATAGTGATGAGTTCCATTCGTGGGCTAAAGCACAACCAAAATCAATTCAAGATTGGATATATAAAAATAGTAGTGATGGAGATCTTGCAAGTCGTGCTTTAGATTTATATAAACGTGACATAGGCTTAGATTCTAAA